TGAGATTGATTTTGTGTGCTTTCCTTAGGTTTTTGTGCTTTCTTCTTTTCTCTGCTTGCTTTTGACATTTCGCAAACCTCCTAAAAAAATTAGCATTTTATTTGCTATGTATAAAGTATTGTTCATATACTTTGAGATTATACCGAAAAATCAGGAAATATTTTAAATCAGGATAAATATATAACGGATTGGAAAACCTGATAATTTTTTGGTGTTATCCCTTTATATAGTGTAAAAAAGATAATAGCACCCACATTATAGAGTGATCTCTGGAAAACCAAGCTCACTTGCTGCCTATGTCAAATAAAATTGTCCTGCTTTTGGATTGAAACAAAGGCAGGACTTTTTCTTGTAGGTGGATTATTGAACGTATAACACATTTTGGTAATTTGGGTACGGTTTATTATTGTTATTTTATGCTTACTTATTATTTATCAAAGCTTGGGTTAAAGGCATAGAAGTTCTTGCTGTCAAGATTATCTGTAACAAGGTCACCAAATCGCTGATAATGAACAATTTCGCGCGCACGTAGGAATTTTATAGGGTCACGCACATCATTATCGTCGCAAAGCCTTAGTATATTATCATAGGATAATCTTGCTTTTTGCTCTGCTGCAAGGTTTTCATTCAAATCAGCTATTGCATCACCTGTTGACTGAAAAGCCTCTGCCGAGAATGGTACACCTGATGCTGCTATTGGATAAATTCCTGTTGTGCTGCTATTGGATAAATTCCTGTTGTGTGGTCAACAAAATATGTGTCATAGCCACTTTCCTTGATTTCTTTTATTGTCAGATTTCGTGTTAACTGATATACAATTGCACTTATCATTTCCATATGTCCTAATTCCTCGGTACCTATATCGTGGGAGGAAATGCTCCTTGTGCTATCTTTACCCTCGAAATGTACAATTCCGTCGTGACCTTGGGAGGAACTGGCCATTTTTTTACCACCACCTGTTCCAGCGGCTTTTTCTATAGCATAACTCCACTGAAACGGCAGTAAATTCAAATGGACATCTACACGATCACGGCTATGTATGACCATCTCATTTAAGATGTTGCGGTAAAATTCATCATCATCACTGCAACCGGTCAGCATTTCTTCCAAGGCTTCTTCAATGTCATGCAAGAGCGTCTGCTGATTCCGAATGATAAAATCCTGCTTTTCAACACCCTCAATCAATTTTTCAATTTCATCAATTTCGGCATCGCACTTATCTCGCGCGGCAATAAACTCGTTTTTATCAATATCGCCGCTCATATAAATATCAAGCAGACGGGACTCTTTTTCTTTGATTTCGGCAATTTGTGCATTTAGTTTATCGAAATCAATTGAACCGCTCGTTTGCACAACCACTTCCCGAATAGCGGAGAGCAGGTTGCCAAAAACAATGTCCCGATCGAAATTCAAGCTGTTGACCACCAACTGCATAATGTACAGTGCGTCCTCGTTGCAGATACTTTCGCCGGAGCAGCCGATTTCATTTCCAAAATTGTCTGTTTTCGGTTTGCCATTACGAGCTCCTTCATAACAGCGCCACGCTTTGTATTGACTGCCGTCTTTTCGGTCTTTGTATCGTGCCACATAGCTTTTACCGCAAATTCCGCACTTGATTTTCCCCGAAAAGCAGTAGCGATTGGAGTGCTTGGCTTTACCCTCTTGAGACATAGCACGGCTTTCAAGTATTCGGGCGGCTTCATCATAAATCTCCCGGCTGACAATCGGCGCATGATGATCTTTGAGGATCACGAATTCTTCTTGCCCGCGATTGTATTTTTTATCGTGGGAAAGATAGTCCGGCGTGTAGGTTTTCTTCTGCACCAAATCCCCGCAATATTTTTCGTTGCGGAGAATTCGCAGAATAGCCGTGTTTGACCATTCTTTCTTGTGGTTATAGCTTTTGATACCAGCCTCTCGAAGCTCTCGAGCGATAACATGGGTTCCTTTATTCTCGGTGACAAATTTATCGTAAATCAAGCGGACAATTTCAGCGCCGTCCTCATTAATAAACAGTTCTCCGCCGCGAACATCATAGCCCAGCATATCGCGTCCGAATACCACACCCTGCTCCATACGGCGCTTTTGTCCCCACTTAACACGGTCGGATGTTTTTCGGCTTTCCTCCTGTGCGATGGATGACATAATGGTCAATCGCAATTCCGCATCAGGATCTAGCGTGTTTATATTGTCATTGAGAAAAATGACTCCCACGCCGTGTTTCTTTAATTCACGGGTATAGTAAATGCTGTCCAGCGTATTACGAGCGAAACGTGAAATTTCCTTTGTAATCAGCAGATCCAAATCTCCGGCTTTCGCGGCGGCAATCATGCGGTTGAAAGCCTTACGTTTCTTGGTTGAGGTGCCGGAAGTCCCCTCGTCAGCAAAAATCTCCACTAACTCCCAATCCGGTCGATGTGTAATATACTCGCGGAAATAGCGCTGTTGGCTTTCAAAAGAGTTTGCCTGATCTTCTTTATCAGTTGAAACGCGGCAATATGCGCCCACTCGAAAGCTTTTCTTTTCTAAAAGATGGTCTTCACGCATTCTTTCATATTGTTTCATAAAGTTCTAAAACCTCCTTAAACGCCTTCATTACTGAGATTGTGAGGGAGTTTCATACTTGTCACAGTACCATTAACGCTCTGAATTGCAGACAAGTCAAGATCATTAATCTGGAAACTATAGATTCAAAATCAGTGTTTGAATCTGTGTCATCACATCCGCTTTTGGTCTGCCAGTCGTTAGCGGAATCCAAGCGAAAGAGTCCACATCAAAGGTTGATGTTTGGCAATTATGGTTATTGATTAGGTCGATGACTGGATTCAGAGCCGAACGGATTTCACGTATATGAAACACCCAATCCCGCACCTCTGTCACGCCTGCAGTTATATTTTTCGACCAGTTAAAAGTTGCCATGCCATAATAATTACGCACCGTATTGACAGCCGAGTGAATCGTCAGGATATGCGAAGCCTTCACATGGGTGACGTTCGGGATAATTTCCTCAAACGGCGAGGGTTGAACTGTAATGGTACGGCTAACCGTTTCACTTGAGGAATAATTGTCGTGTGATTCGAAACGGACGGTATAAATGCCGGGTGCGGTGTCACTGTCCATAAAAACTGTACGGTCTCCCTCGCCAAATGTCCCACTTTTACAGAAATGCTCCGGGTGTTCCACGCTGTTCAGCCATACACCAGAAGTGCTGTATATAAAGAGAGTCTGCTCCTCGCCGTCAGAATCCGCACCTACTTGAATGAGATAACGCGGGTTCAGATTAAAGGTAACACTGCCATTTTTAGGCGCTGTAATGGTAAGCGTTGCGGGAACGGTATTCTTTTTTATGCTGTTGCTGATAACATAAGGAGAAACGGCATTCAGTGTGTCGGTTACAGCAATACGGTATCGGGTGAAAGTGCCGGGAATATTGGAGGGTGTTGCCGTATAGGTTCCTGATGTTGCACCGGATACCACGGTAGCCACCATTTCCCATGTTCCCCAAGTGGAATTGTTTGTTGAAGTGGACTGCTGGATAATGTAATTCTTGATAGCGCTCGTTCCGGCTATCGTGCCACTCCATGTCAGTATGACGCTCAGCGTGACATATATAAGAGGTCTGACGGTAAAAGTGGTCGGCGGTGTGGCAAGAATGTTCTTGCGGACGGTATTTGTGGTGATTTTCCAAGGTGAAAAATACGCGCTGCCCGCTGTACCCTGCACCCGAATGCGGTAACGCAGATAATTGCCTCGCACCGTTGACGGGGCGGTATTCAGAGTGCCGCTGCCGGATGTCGAGGCAATTACGCCTACCGCGCTCCAGTCTCCCCATGCCGAGCCATCGGAGGATTCGCTGTACTCCAACTCATACCCGGTGATAGCGTTTCCAGCACCGCCCAAAGCACCACTCCATGAAAGATTTACAGTGGCTTCCGCAATTGTTTCAGAAAAAGCAAACGCCGTAGGCTCTGTGCAAGCAGAAACAGCACACAGAACGCTATTACTGACCGCCTCATTTGAATAGACATCCAGAGCATCGATTGTCCATATGCCGTACCGGGTATATGTGCCGGAAACATTGGTTGCCGCAACCACAAGGCTACCGCTTGAAGCCGACAAATTGAAATTATACAGTACATTCCATGCCGTCCATGTGGCATTATCAGTAGATGTTTGGCTTGCAATCATGTAGCCTTTAATTGGACTACTTCCGCCTGACGCACCGCTCCATGTCAGAGTGACAGGTTCGGTATTATATATAAGAGGCGCGGCGGCGACACTCGTTGCTGGTTGGGGCGGTGTATTTCTCCGTACAGAATTCGTGGAGATCTTCCAGCCGGAATAATAACTAGCTCCGGCAGAACCTCGCGTCCGCACTTGAAAACGCCTATAATGCCCCCTTGTAGTTGGCGGCGCGACAGAAAGGCTCCCGCTGGTGGCTGTGGTCGTGACGGTGCTAAGCGCCGTCCAACTGCCCCAAGTGGAATTATTGGATGAATCGCTATACTGGATTTCATAGGAGGAAATGGCGTTATTCGTGCCGCCTGACGCACCGCTCCAAGACAGTGTGACATTTCCCTCCGCTACCGTTTGGTTGACCGAGCAAGCGGTGGGCGCTCCGGCAGAAGTAGTCAGAAGCGGTGAACTGAGTACAGTATAGCTGGAATTATCAATAACCCCGGATGTAAGCGTTAGCCGACCGTCGGATACCACCCTAAAACGAACACCTTGTGTTGCATTTCCCGTAGTAGAAGAACAAGTTACTGAAACAGTTCTAATCCTTGGTGTGGTTCCAGTCCAGTTATCATTGTCATTCGCCTTTATACGCACCTGTGAGGAGGATCCGTTCACCGTCATTGTGCAAAGCAAAGCGTACCCAGTACCTATATATGAGCCTGAAGATTCAAGTGCCGCCGAGATCGTAAAGTTGTAGGTCATCTGGCTGTTGTTAGGTCGGCTTTTGGTATAGGTAATGGTATATTTGACCATGGGACTGCTTCCAGCATTCAGCGTTACACCATTAATATCTGCCATTTACCTCACCATCCTATTCATACACCGCTGACACCAGAGAATTGACAAGTCCACATAAAGTCGAATTGAGCCTTGTGTCCGTAATATAGTCGGCTGTGATAGCAACCGCACCCTTTGGTACAGAAATGTCGGCAATGCCTAATTCGTAAATATCACTGGTGCGGGTCAATTCCGGCGCGGAGGGGATATCCGCCGCCACGCCTGTTTTAACCGCCAGCTGAATGTTTCTCTCTATATTGCTCCAGCGAAGGACGACACGGTCAATTCTCGGATAGACACCGTTTGCCGTGGCAATCACTAAATCCATCGGTGTTGTGTTTTCATAGTGATAGCCGCCTATAAACGCCATACCGGCTTGCGCGGTCACATTCATGCCCGTTGCTATGACAATTTTTAAGTTGTCGGCTGTTCTGTAAAAGATGCCGTTACTGACTAAGCTGCCGAAATAAGCGGCAAAATCAGTAGCATCATATACACGGTCGCCGCCTGAAGAGTTAAAAAAACCGCTTTTTTCCATATTGAAATCACCTTTCCTTATTGAGGTTTTACCCGTTGTTTTCAGCAAGCTGAAAACATTTTGGCTGCATTTATCCGAAAAGGGTGAAACCTTTGGATTGAAAGATTTATCTTTCAATCTACGCTCCTTTTCAGTTTTTCAGATAAGGTCAGGAGAGGCTTGCCAAATGTAACGGAAAGGCTCATGCCGTCCCGGTCGTAGCTTTCCTCCACGGTGGTAATCCTAGTTGTCATAGAAATTCCCCAGCGCTTTGATACCGCCTTAATCATATTCCCCAAATCAAAATCGACCTTGTATGTCAAATTACCGTATTGATTGACGGTAACATCAAATGCCTGAATCATAGCTTGCTCCGCAAGTCTGGTATTGCCGCGAAACAATAGCGCCGCCTCGTAATCATCCGGGAAGTCCTCCAAGCGGAGGTCTTTGGCATCCACGAAAATTTCATAGCGATCAAGTCCGGCACCGCCGCCGGTGGTGACAAAGGTGCGCTCAAAGCCCTCGCCCTCGCCGCCCACAAGGGCGGTATTGGCAAAGCTCAAAAGGCTCTCGATAAAAATCTGTCCCATGATGTTTTCGTATTCATTGGAAAAGACAGCCTGAGATAATGCACCTACATATAACTGAATGGTGAACAGCTTAGCGACAGGGTCAAAGGCTGTTTTTATCCCCACATCAGCGGTATCACATAGGTTGGTGACAGTGTCCATCAGATTGCGGAAGGAAACCTGTGTGCTGACGGGAACACCCATGCTTTCCGGCGTATAGGCAACTCCGCTTATGGCTCTGTCGGTGTTCACAGGGGAAATCAGATGATTATTCAAAAGCTGTGAAACCGCCAAAGATAAATCGCCGGTGAGGATTTCCGTTCCCCAGACGATTCGTCTTGCTAACAGGGATGTCGCAAACCGTCCAATGACAGTGATATATTCCTGTTCTTGCAGAGTCATCTCCAGATATTCGATGATTCCGGCTTCTGCATCGTCATTCTTCCACAGGATGTTGCCGATTTTTAAAAGCGCGATGTTTTCATCCGAAGCAATGGCTTTGAGTTCAAAACTGCCGCATTTGGCATATTGCCGTGTCCAGCGCAGATATTCATAAGATTCCACCAACCCCACAAGTTCGCGGTTATTACTAAAAAGATAAAGTTCCATAAAAATTCTCCTTATGAGAAAGGACGGTGCGCGAAGCGCATGAAAGTCACCGTTTAAGACTTTCAAGTCCTTTTTCGGGCGTGAAACTTGCTTTCACGCTACACCCCCAAAAACTGCGGGCGATAATGGATGATAACTTCCAGTAAATCCATTTGTTCCTGTGCGTCATAGCGAAGCACATTTTTGCCCACCGACAGCTGTAAAAAAGTTGATCCGACGTCGATCAGGTTGAATGCATTGGTTTCAGTTGTACCAATGACGTTGGTTACTCGTTTACCCGCAAAATGGGTATACACGAAAATTTCTTGCCCGGCAGACATTGCGGTGTTGATGCGGATAAACTCACCTGTGTCCACATTCATCAGTTCAGGATTGACCACCGAACCCAATGCCCTGAAGGTGATTACACAGCCGCAAGGAACATCCCCATCATTTTCGATGGTTATGATTTGGCTGGGCTGGCGGATACCGAGTTCAATGCCCAGTTCTGTAATTTCCAGAGGAAACGAGAAGTTATCCTCCCATGAAGCCAGTTCTGTACGGGTAGCATCCAGAGGTTCAAAAAACGGGGAAGGACACAATAAGCTGATGAAAAAGGATGGCGCTCTGGTGATACTTCCCGCCGAGAACGCCGCCTCCTCTACAATGCAGGAAATCTGCCGGTTACGGTAAATCAGCGTTCCGCGCAGCTTGGGCGTGAAAATACGCAGAAGCTGACGGCGATAATCAAAGGCGCTGTCGATGTTGGCGGCGAGAATCGTTCCCTCAATGGTGATGTTCCGCATATCCAGCGTGGAGGAGATATAGAACGCTCCGTCCTGTTCTGGCGCTTGGAAGGTGTTGATGGTCTGCCGTATGCGCCCTACGCCGTCCAGCTTTGTGATAAATAGAGGTTTCACTTGACGAAGCGTGACGGTTGCGCCGTTTTGATTGGTATATATCAGTTCCATAGGGTTGCTCCTTTAACGGAAATGTGGTATAATACTTTTTTTGCATGGCAACAAGTATACTTGGAAAGGATGATAACCAATGAAATATAATTATGATGTATTTAACACTATCACAGGGGGGACTTGTTTAAAATAGTCCTCCAAGATTAAAGGAGGTCTATATGTTAATAACATATAACAATCTAAAAATTCGTAACGCAACACCGGAAGATGCCCCTTTGTTATGCAAATGGTGGAATGATGGTGTTGTGATGGCTCATGCTGGTTTCCCGAATGGCTTGCAGACCAATATTAGCAAAATCGTTAAAGAACTTTCAGGAGATTCCGATGATACATACCGTCGTCTCATTATCGAAATTGACGATATTCCTGTCGGCGAAATGAGCAGTCGTAATAAGGGGAATAATGTTGCTGAAATCGGTATAAAAATATGCAATTTTGAAAAACAAGAAAAAGGAAACGGTACAATATTTCTAACAATGCTTATCAGTCAACTGTTTAGTGATGGTTATGATAAAATAATTCTTGATACAAATGCAAATAACATTCGCGCTCAGCATGTTTACGAAAAGATTGGTTTCCAGAAAATTCGAGTCAATCAAAATTCATGGAAGAATCAATTAGGCGAATTACAATCGTCAGTTGATTATGAATTACACAAGTCACAATTCACTCCACTTAACATTTAGAATTATAGCCTCTGGTGCAAAGCCGGAGGCTATTTTCTGTCTACACCCCTAATGCCAGTTTTCTGGAGAGATTGCGGAATTCCCGCGCGGCTTCCTTTTCCGAGAGCGCTTTCGGCGAAGTGATGGAGATGCTCTGATGGATGACCGCCCCTGCCGGATACATACCTGTGCCGTTCACCCCCACAGTCATGCCTCCGAGGTTCGTGGGAATTGCGCTTTGCATATCCCGGCTGACTTGCTCCATTGCCTGTTCAAAGCCTACGCCGATGCCTTCGCCCATGTTCTGCCCGATCCCTGCGAAGAGTTCGGAAGGCGAATGAATGCCGAAAAAGTTTTTGATTTTGTCGACCACGCCGCCGAAAAAGCCGGAGATTTTGCTCCACAGCCACGCACCCGCATCGGAAATACCCTGCCACAAGCCCTTGATTAGGTTGCCGCCGACTTTTGCCATTTCTCCGATTGAGCTGGTGAAGCCTTTGACCAGAGCCGTAATAATCTGCGGTACGGCTTTCACAACCTCGACGATAATCGTCGGCAGATTTTCAATCAGTGACACGAGCAGCTGCACACCGGCAAGGATAATTTTGTCGATGTTCCCAGTGATAGCGCTGACCAGCGAGGTCACGATTTTCGGGATTGCGGTCACGACGGTGGAAATAATCTGCGGGAGCGCCTGAATCAGCGACACCAGCAGCTTCACGCCGGACTCAATAATCAGTGGAATTGCTCCGATGACGGCGCTGATTATGTTGTCGATAATTTTCGGAATCGCCTTGACTACGGTTTCGATGATGATCGGCAGTGCGGTGATCAGCGAAGTCAGAAGCCGGATGCCCGCCTCGATAATTTGAGGAATTGATCCGATGAGGAAATCGACCAGCGCGGCAATGACTTCCGGCAAAGCCTCAATCAAAACGGGAATGGCGTTCAATATGCCGTCCGCCAGCCCTATGACCAGCTGGAGCGCCGCGTCCAATATGAGGGGCAGATTTTCCAGCAAGCCCTGCACAATTTGCATGACCGCCGACACCGCTGCCGGGATCAGCTGGGGCAATCCCGATCCGATGCCACTTACAAGCGCTGTCACCAGTTGTACCGCCGCATTGATTAACAGCGGGAGATTGTCAATCAGCGCCCCGACGATTGTCATAACCGCATCCACGGCGGCGGGGATGAGTTTTGGTAGGAGGTTCAGTATGGTCTGCAGCACCTGTGTGAAAAGTTGCGTTACGACTTCGAGGAGCATGGGTAAAAGGTCGCCCACTGCTTGCAGGATCGCGCCCGTGGCTGTCGGCAGTGCCGCAACAATATTTTCAAGCACCGGCACGATGTTTTTAACTACCGACTGAAAAGCGTCCACAAGGTTCTGCGTCAGGTTGGTCATGTCGGCATCGGCATTGCCGAGTCCTGCCGTGAACGAACCGAGGGCTGCTTGTAACAAACCCAATGAACCTGTGATGGTTTCGGTGGATTCCCGCGCGAAGTTACCCGCATATTGCTCTGTGTTCTCGAAAAACATCTGCATGGCGACTTCGGCTTTTTCCGCGCCCGTAGCCGATGCCCAAGTGAAATCCAGCCCTTTGGAAAGAGCGTAGGCTTCGACGGTTGTGGCATTCATGGCAACCCCAAGGTTATCCATCATCGTAAAATTGCCCTTCGCCGCACCCGCCACCGAGTCCAGAGCCATTTGCATATCGATACCCATGACGGAAGCCATATCCGCTGCACGTTGCATTGCTTTTTCTGTCAGTTCAAGTGACTTTTGCTGTTCGATACCCGAACCCTGAAACAAAGCGCCCATTTTGTTGGCTGTAGCGAGATATTGGCTTTGTGACACGCCAAGGTTTTTATAGGCTTCCTCCCCGGTTTTCTGGATGGAGGCGGCATAATTGCCGAACACAGCTTCCGATCCGCCAAGATTTTGCTCTAACTCACCGAATTGCTGAACCACTTCCTTACCGAGTTTAATCGCCGCCGCACCTGCCGCGACAGCAACCGCACCCATCGCCACGCCGATTCCCTTCAGAACGCCGCCCAGCTTCTCAAATTTTGAGCCGGACTTTTCGGCTTCATCGCCCGTTTCCGTAAGCTTTTCACCGAGATCGTCCGCATCATCGGCAGATTCCTTAAGCTCACGCTCCATATTGTTCAGTTCTGCTTGCGCTTTATTCAGTTGAATTTGCCAGTTCTGGGTGCGGCGGTCATTCTCACCGAAACTCTCGGAGGCGTTTTTAAGGGCGGCTTCAAGAGCCTTGACTTTCTCTTTTTGCGCTTCAATCTCTTTATTGAGGACGGCGTTGCGGGAAGTTAGTGCGGCGGCGCTTTTGTCATTTTTATCAAACTGGCTGGTGACCAGCGCCATTTCAGAGCCGAGGACTTTGAAGGACTGGTTGATGTCAGCGAGGGCTTTCTTGAAATCACGTTCGCCCTCGATGCCGATGCGTAAGCCAAAATCATCTGCCATGTGCGGTCACCTCCATTTCAGTGCAAATCGGCTTGCATTTTGCTTTGCTTTGGTGTATAATTATACAAAAAGGAGATTGCGATTTATGATAAAATTAGGAGAAGTTTGTATACATACAAATGATGTAGTATCAGTTTCAAATTTTTATAGAAGAATTCTTAATATTACCATTGAGGGTGATTACTTAGATCCAGTTCATCAGTTTATCATTACAGAAGGTACTACCCTAACCGTATATAACGATGGCTCAATTAAAAACAAATCTAACCCCAATATTAGCTTGGCATTTACAGTTGATAATGTTGATGACGAATATGAACGGCTTTCTGGGCTTGACGTGCAAATTATCGATCCGCCAAAAACTCAGCCATGGGGAGCAAGGAATATGCACTTTTGCGATCCAGAAGGAAATCATATTTATTTTAGAAGTGTTCCAGGGCCAATTAAAGGTTAAATGTTGTTAGGAATTACATCATCCACACTTATTTCTTTGTACGGCTTCTCAATCCCCAGAAACTGCTTATGACAAGCCCATAAATCCATAAATAAACCAAACGGCATCGTCCAGAATTCGTCGGCAGAGAGCCGCATCTGTACAGTGCCGTAGTAGTACAGGCGCGTGAAAACCTCTTCAGTGGTCACGCGCCCTGCGTGTTTTTTGAGGCTTCTTCCTCTGCACTTACCACATTCCGTGCCGTCCCTTTGAACATAGCTTCGGTTATGGCGTTTTTGTAGGAAGCAAGCTCAAGGGGCGAGGTCAGCAGTTCCACTTCCTCCTCGGTGAGCAGTTCCTTCGGCGCGTCCTTATGCTTTAGGTTGTAAATCAGGATGGACTGGTTTGCCATCAGCGTAAGTAACCAGACAATTTCGTCCAGTGCCATTTCAAAGTTTTCTGCTTTCATCAGCCGTTCACCGAGGTTTTCCAGCCCGCCGTATCGGCTGGCGATGGCTTTGGTCGCTTTGGTGGTGAGGATAAGTTCATACTGCTCACCGCCGATATTAATAAATGAACTGCGTTCGTTTTCCATAATCAGCCCTCCTCCGGCGGTTCAGGTGTGCTGTTAAATACTGGCTCATATACTTCACTGTACCATCCCGAGATGGTTTCGGCGGATACCCCAGCGTCGCCCTCGGTCACTTCTGCTTTCCACGGATGTTTTCCGGTACCGTCCGGTTTGTTACGGCGCATGACAGTACCTTCAATGGTGGGAGTCTGGAAAGTGATGGAATCACCTTTGGTCTGCAGATTGGTCGCCGGGATACCGAATTTTATCCGATACAGCCAAAAATAGCGGTATCTGTTGTCCGGCTTGAGAGCCCGAAAGCCCACGGCAACAGTAGCGCCATCATTTTCGCTTGCTGAAACCAGAACACCGTTATCGTCGACAATAGCCCCGGTCAAGTCCTGCGCGGCGGCAGTGCCGATATCATCGATCCCCAGCGAAAGTGTGCCGGATTTAAAATCCTTAATCACATAGGCGGTCGCATCATCCGCATACAGCGTTGCCTCGGCAAGTTCAATGGACAAATCAGCTTTAATGGCTTTTGCCAGTGAAATTGGAACACCGTAGGTTTCCTCGCCGTTAGCATCCTCGGTGATTTTTGCATAGTAAAGTTTATCCATGCCAATGGTCGCCATTTTCAATCCTCCAATCGATATAATTTTGCCGTGTCTACGGCGTAGTGGTGGTAGCCGGTATCGTCCTCATGAGCGATGTATTGCCGCCCCGTGATGGTGAAGTCTTTGTTCAGCAGGGCGCTCACCACTTTGTTTTTCATACTCAGATAATTGCCCTTCGAATAAAGGGACAGCCGCACCTCCTGCGTTTCATATTCCGGCTGGTTGTCGCCGAACAGCGGAAAATCATCCGTCAGAGGCGTAATGACCGCATATTCGTCCGGCGCTGTATCTGAAAACACCCCGGTTTCTACTCGGATCGGAATAGCGTCCAGCAGGGTGTTCAATTCCTGCAAAATATTCATAGATTTTCGATTTCCTCCTCCAGCTTTGCCTTCATCGCCT